GCATGGAGTCGTAGAACAGTTTGGCACGACCGGAGTTTACGTGCTCATCGTCGATTGACTGCGCTAGGAACATGACAGCATCAATCACTGCTGGGAAGTATGCCGCCGGCGGCTGCATGATCTCGTCAGTAAGTGCGTAGTCCTCGGGGGAGCGAGCGTACTCAGCTACGATAACCACGCCTGACGTAGGGCGCGGATATAGGAAGAACTGTATGGAGTTCTTGACGTGGCGCATGTAATTCACTGGTTGCCCAGATGCCTCACTCATCCATCCAGAGTGCATACGGCTCATAGTCTCCCGGTCCACTTCGGTAATGGTATTACCGCCGCTTACTTGGAAGATATCTAGGAGCCGTATAGCATCATCGGGCAGAGTTTGCAGTGCTGAGTCTTGCGTGGTCTCAACATCAGACACTGAAGAGAACAAGTCTGGACGAAGGATCGCCATCCGCTTCAGTGCCTGATTGACATAACCGAGCAGGACCGTATCGCTAGAGCGATATGGTACGTACTCATCTTGGATGAGCCGCCGTACTTCGGTTATGACCTGCGCTGGTGTCATTCAGGTAAGTTCCTCGATGCGTCCGCCGCCAATTCAGGCGAAGTATACACAGGTGGCTCATCAATGTCATCACTTGATAAATCAAGTTTCTTAGGACGTTTACGCGCCTTCTCAACGGACGCATTAATGAACCGCTCAGGGTACGCTTCTTCCTCGGTCACCTCTTCACACAGCTCGTTATTGGCGAGGATAGGGTGCCACTCGTAGATGAAGCCGTCTAGCTTATTCCGTAGGTAACGCATTACTTCTTCCCACCCTTCATGCACTTGCCCATCGCAGAGCACTTCTTGGGGTTAGGACAGCCCACGCAGGGCTTGAACTTTGGTGCCATCATAGGTTTCTTCATTTGGACTTCCCTTTCCTAGCAATGCCCGCTTCGCTGAGCGCGATAGCGATGGCCTGTTTCCGGTTCTTCACGACAGGTGCCTTCTTCGGTCCCTTCGGATCGACGCCCCCATGCAGCGTACCTGTCTTGTACTCGTGCATGACCTTGCCAACTTTAGCTGTCTGCGCCTTCGTTGCCATCCCCATTTCTCCCTAGCAGTTCCACGCCCGAAGGCTCTTGTTGATCCGGCTGTCTGGGTCGCTGGCCGTCTTCTTCGACGTCAGCTTCTTCTTCATGCCCTCCATGCGAGCGCAGAAACTATCGCGGCGCGGACCACCCTCAGGCTGTGGCGCCTTCAGGCCGGGCTTGTCCGGGTTGGCCTTGTTGTAGGATGCACGTCCTTTAGCGTTCAGCCCACCGCTTTCTGACTTACCCTCTTTTCGCTGCCATGCAGGAGATTTAGCCATTATGCGATCCTCTCGGATACGATAACGGCAGATGGGATAGCCGGGATCGCGGGCGGACCAGTGACTGCAGCAGTGTGATCGAGCGTAACTGCAGTATCCTCGGGTAACCAGAAAACCTGTAGGTACTGCCCAGCCGTAACTGTGACGTAGAACACGATCTGAAAAAAACCTACGGCGCCGTCACTTGTCTTAGGGATGACGACCCGCGTAGCAGAGCGAGGCACATCTGTTCCGTTTATAGACAGCCATACTGTTACATCATGATCGGCCGGAGCTGAGTTTGAAAATTGCATATTTGGTGCCACCATGTAGGTGCCCGCTACCGCAAACGTCAGACGTGTTAGGTTTGTACCGTCGGTAACCATAGAGATACCGGAATTATTGGTTTCAGTTGTGCCAAACTTGATCGCCGTCGGGACTGTGGCGCTGCCGGTCTGGTCTGTGATGTCGGAGAAGGAGCCAAATGCCCTGCCGGTTACTGTATTAAATGGCACCTTGCCGCTTAGGATGTCGACATTGGTGATGTTCACCTCGCCCGTACCCTTGGGCGTGATGTTGATGTCGATGTTGGTGTCGGTGCCGTCGGCAGCCAGTGTGTTGCCGTTGAGGTTAACCCCCGCGGCCGCGGCGCTGGTAGCCAGCGTCGTCGATTCAACCAGCGTAAGCCCAGAGAAGCTGCCGGTGATAGTGACGCCTGATAATGTGCCGCCTGTAACTGAAATATTGTTGCTGTCTTGCGTAGCGATGGTGCCGAGCCCGAGGTTTGTCCGTGCGCTAGAAGCACTAGATGCGCCAGTGCCGCCATCAGCAATGGCGAGGTCAGTGATGCCTGTGATTGTGCCGCCCGAAATAGCTGCGGTTGTAGCCGTCAGATTGGTAATGGTAGCTTTGGAGACGATGACAGCGCCCGTGCCGTTAGGGGCAATAATCAAATCCCCGTTCGTATTGGTAGCTGAAATGGTGTTGCCGTCGATACGGATGTTATCGACTTCGATGTTTGCTGTGCCGACCTTCAGTGCCGTAGCAGTGCCCGTAGCACTGTAGACAGATTTAGGCGTAGCTTCCGGCCCTGCGTCAATGTGCAAGAGTTGGGAGAAGGTGTCCTTGATCTTCAAGGTAGTTAGGTTAGTAGCCACAGTGCACCTCCATAAGGTAGAGGGGGCATAACTGCCCCCTCAGTTAGTATTACGAGCAGTCAGCAAGGATTGCCCACACATTCATAACGCCGAGAACACCGGGCGCGTTGTTGAAAACAACGTCGATGGTATCAGCGGAGCTGTAGAACTTGCCAAACGGCATCGACGGAGACAGCGTATTGGGTGTGCCCTCAACAACAGTCACAGTAGTGCACGAGTAGCCAGCTGCAGTGTTGGCGTTGACGCCATCAAGGAAGCCGTCGATGTCCGAGCCGTCACCCAAGTCGATGGTCAAAGTAGCGCCAGCGGCCGTGATGACGTCAACACCAGCGGCAAGGACTTGCGTCTTTGCCGGGATGCGCAACACTTCCAACACATCGCCCGATGCCAAAGCGGTGGCACCGGCTGCAGTACGAGCTGCAGAGATAGCGGGAAGGCTGACCTGAACTTCAAGTTTGGTCAGCGAGTAACGGCCTTTGTCGGGGTACGCAGCAGCAGTACCCTTATTAAAGCCGAGCGTGTCGGTATACGTAGCCATGAGTCATTCCTCCTTACGAGAACTGGACGACAGCTTGCGCCAGCGCCTGGGGTTTGACGACCTTGTAGCCATACACTTGCAGGCCGCGAACGATGTTGCCGAAAGTCGACTCAGCGCGAAGCGATTCCATCTCTGTCATCTGCGATGCAAAGGTGAAGCCCATCTTGTGGCCGGCGATCAACGAGGTCTTACCCGACGAGACGTTCAAGTTGTGCGACACGTACAGGGTAAAGCGGTCGATCATGCCGAGACGGCCATTGCGGAGCGGCGTGGTGCTGTCGCCCGTCAACGATGCGTCCTTGAGGTCGGACTTCTTGATGAGGCCAGCCATACGGGCCGGGATCACGAGGAAGCGGTCGGACTCGGGGACGTTTGCTTCATCCAACCCGGTACCCAGATCGACGATCAAGTCGATAACAGCAGTGGTGGTCGAAGCGCCATCTTTAGTCACAGTCAGAGGCGAGCCAGTGGTACCAAGGTTGAAAGCCGCAGACTGTTCGCCAGCGGTGGCACCCTTGTTAGTAGCCGCAATGCCCGGCAGCAAGTCAGTCAACACACGAGTGTCGATCTTGATCTTCATCTGCTCCGAAGCGTCCTTCGACCACATGTCCATCTGCTTTACGTCAGACTGGATGCGATCAATATCGTCTTCAACGCAAGCGAAGTAATCGCCCTTGTCGATGAGCAGCTGCAGCTTGGGGGCTTCCGGCTGTTCCACGCTCAGGGACTGGCCCTTGACGTAGTCACGGATCGTGATGTTGGGTTGGGTACGGATGTTGACCGTATCACCCATACGGCGGATTTCACCCTCGTAGTCGGTGTTAGAAATTGAAGCAAGCACCGTAGAATCATAGAAATTCTCGATGAGCTTGCCGCTCCAGATTTCGGGGATAAAGGTACCCGAGTAGTTTGGCGAACCGCCGGAAGTAGGATAGGCCATGTGGTGTCCTTTCACTTAGCCGTTTAGGTTATA